ACCTACGGTAGAAATACCTAAGTTAGCTCGTGCTCCTGCTGAAGTACTTGATCCTGTACCACCTTGAATAATAGTCCAAGGTGATCCACCAGTCTGTGCAACAGAAATGTAGTTACCAAGATTTCTAAACCAATCACGCCAAGAGAACTCTTCACCAATAGGTGTTTGTGGAATTGGGGGGAGCAAATTATTAGCCATAATTACTCCCAATCACAATCACTAGCGTAGCCATGTTCATGTAATACGTCCAGTTGTTTCTCTAAACGACAACCAATGTCAGTACGATACATAACACTATTAGGAATCTCAATCTTCTTCTTAATAGTATTGTAGCACTTCTCACGAGCATCACTTACAGTAGCACCCTTACCTGATACAGTACAGATGTAATCACCTGCTGTAACAAACATCGGTGTGTTCATTTTAACTTCACCGTCACACATGCTTGGGGCTTTACCCCACATGACTTCAGCACAATGAACATCGTTGACTACGTCCTCTTCTGTCAAGCCAAACAAAGGATAACCAGAGTTATCTTTCTTGCTTATCTTGCAATAAGGATAATCAGGGATAGCAATAACAACGCCACAAGCAATTGCCTTGCTGGTACGTAGTGTGTCCTCACCGTTGATAAGGTCGAGCATCCACTGAGCGGGGTCGCCATTATGCAACGCTTGTTGAATCTGAAAGAGCGGCCAGCCTGGTCGCATAGTAAACTCAAGAGGCCAAGGAAAGCCATCTTTGTCAATGATACAATTAACATCAATATAACCTGTATATGCTAAGCCATGAAGAAAGTCTTCAAGCGGTTTGAGAACTTGGTCTGCCAAGTAAGATTCGGAGGTATAGCGAACGATAGTACCTTGCTCGCCAGTGGCGACACCAAGATCATCATTCATTAACTTCTTAAATTCCCAGCTCTCACAAAACTGCTTGTTGAAACCACCAGGTCCGAACCAGCCACCTACGCCAAATTCAACACCACCGTGGAACTCTTGGAGGATAAAGTTGCCTTTGTATGCGTTACTCTTCTTCCACTTCTGTAGCATAAAGACCATATCGGCTGCTGATTTAGCAACGTAAGACAGTTCCTTGGCTCCATCACCGATAGGCTTACTAACGTAACGCTTTGGATTATCCATTACGTGTTTAATAGCCTCATCGTAATTCTTGAATACTGTGGATGGGATGGTTGTAATACCAGCCTTCTCCATTACATCTGCACCGTGCATGCGGTCTTGTTCCCAACGATTGGTATCAATAGATGGACCAATGATTGGATAACCTTTATCACGATAACGTTCCAAGCCATGAATGTAAAAGATATTATCTGTACAGAAGATTAGATCTGCCCAGTTCATATACTTCTCCCACTCAGAGACTCTTTCAATGAGTCCACCATCACCGACCATCGAGCGACTACCATCCTTATTGTGTCTAATAAAACACTTTACAGTGTGTCCAAAGTTCTGGCACCGTAAAGCAAAGTCAAGGCATACACCTGATGCATCGATGATTAGTATTTTCATTCTTTATCCGTATCGTCTTTAATTTTAATACCAAGTTTACGTTGAAAGTTCTTCTTCATACGTTCCCAATTAGGCATTGGTCTATCTTTAACACCAGTAATAGGCATACCTACAAACGCAGATGCTGACTCGCCTGGCGTTCGTCTAGGATCAGTTGCAGAAGATCCAGTAAATGGAACAACAGTACCTTTTGCAAGGTTTTTTATCCGCTCTTGTAATGGTGTATCTTTACGAATATCATAAGCAGCTTCAGTAAGTTGTTTAGGCAACCAACCAAGCTTATTATAAAACGTCTTATCAAAGTCTGTAATCCAATGGTAGAACTCAGCCGCATGTTTAAATGGACTAAGGAATGTACCATCCCCAAGATCAATCGTAAATGGATCTTTGTTTTCCCAGATATACTTACCAGATAAAGCAACGTTAAGTCCATTAGCAAGTGTCAAAGATGTCAAAGCAAACCGCATCATATACTGTCTTGAATAATCATGATCAGTTAATGGATGTAATAAACCTTGTAAACCTCTAGATAAGTCCCAAGTCTCTGGAGCAAAAGCTCTCTCTGGTAGTGCATGTGTAACTGCACGAACAGTAGACATTGTCCAGTCAGGAGCAAACATAAGAACTTGCAAACCCATACGTCCAGTAGGACTATAAGCTGCCATCTTAATCTTCTCACTAAACTTACTGTTACCTTCACGTGCTACACTAAACCAATCAAGACCACCAAAAGTATTGTTAATGTTACGTGCAATCTCTTTCATGTGAACAGCATCTGGAATGTCTGGATGATTTAATCTAGCCATCTCTAATTTCTTTTGTGCAGCAAGATGTTTTAATCCATCATGGGTAATCTCCCATGTCATATGGTCAAGAGCTTTCTGTACCATACGAGCAGGCTGTGTTGCTTTATAAATTAGATTATAGTTTTTACCTGTAACCTTACCTAAAAGTTTATCAGCACTCTGTGCAATAGCATCCATAGCACCAACACCAGAGTCAGAAATAATACCGAATGTAACTCCGTTATCAATCTGAAACTTAGCTTCTTCACTTAGTCTACCTGTTGTCGGATCTTTTAACAAACTCTCACGCTTAACACCACCTCTTGTCTTAACAAAAGATTCAATGCTGTGCATTGGTTTGTTTGTCAAAAAGTTAGCTACGTTTAATGTACCATAGTGGAACAATGAAAAACCAACAGCCATACGCTTAATGGCACCTGACAAAGTAGCAGCTGCTTTAAGAACCATCCCAGGATCGTTGCTACCTATAAGATGCTTTGCAGCATCATAGATATCAGGATGTACAGCATAGTTCTCATACATACCAGAGCCTCTTAATGGTTTATAATTAGGAGGTATCTTTTCAGAGCCACCAATTTCCATTAAGACTGGAAGACCACTAACACGAGTCTTCTTCATTGCATTAAGCTTGTTAGTATCTCTAACCGCTTTCTTTACAGACTGTGCATACAACCGAAACACTTCAGCAAGATCTGTTGTCTTAAATTTAAGATCATGTTTTTCCATAATCTTTTTAAGCTCACCAAAGTCTGTGACTGTACGTGTTTGAGCATGTTTAGTAGTTGGTTGTAAAGACGGATATGCATTACCAATCTCTTTTAATAGAGCTTCTTTCTGCTCAGCAGACAGCTGTTCCATATCAATATGACGAGCTGCATAGTCCTGTATGTAACCTTTAATAGCACCAACCTTATTAGCAGCTTGATAGATCTCATCCAAAACCTTCTGATGAAAGTCATACAGCTTCTTAGCTTGTCCAGTAAGTTCACTACCCTTACCTTCTTGAATTGCTTCCCATACACGCTCACGACCAGCCTTATCAGGCATGATCTCTTCCATTTTAAGCGCATCAAAATGAGTCATTAGACCATCTTTGATTTCATTGCGGACATATACCCCAAGTTTATCTTTAAGGTCTTCTGCCCATGCAGCAAACTTAGTAGGTTCTTCTTTAACAATACCAGGAAGTTTCTCAAGACCCAAGTCTTTAGGTGCTTGAAGCTTACGTCCTTTAATATCAGTAACAAGATCAGGAAGATCAAATGCTTTACTAATCTTTTGCATGTGAGCATCAGTAGCAGCATCAACAAGCTCTTCACGAACTTGTTCTTCAGTACGAACTTTCTTTTCCTTTATTTGGAAACGAGGATCACCAGAATCACGGAGATCACCACTGTGCAATCCCTCATCTGCAAAATCCAGCTTCTTACCTTTTGCTACTTGACCAGTTTCTTGAGCCCTAGTAAGGGCATCTTTACGTTCAAGGAAGTTACCATCAGCATCAATGAACCCCTGTTCATGTGTGTCTTTAGTTTCAGCTTTCCGGGCTTCATCATGCTTAGGACCCATACGTTCAACAACGCCAGTCTTTTTATCACGAATAGCTGTCTCCGTTAAAGCTGCTGGTTTAGCGGCTTCTTCTTTCTCTGCCTGTGCATACTGCTCTTCTTTACGAGCACGATGTTCATTAACATATTCAGGAGTTGGTTTACCCTCAGTTAGGACCTCATGAGCTTTGCCCATTACTTTAGGAGTAAGAATCGCTACAATGTTATCCATAGCAAAGCGAGTAGCTGCAGGAGCAATACCAACCTTAGTTCCTTGTTCAGCTAAAGCATCCTGACCAGCTTGATAAAGCTTAGAGACAGGATCAAAAGCATGACCAATCATTGTGGGGTCAGCACCCATAGCGGTGGCTGCACGTCCAGCTAAACCAGTAAGAGCATCCATATGGAACTCTTTGGTATACTTGTCAGCAAACTCTTCAGCCTTTTTAATGGACTTTTCACTACCAGCTTTGTCAACACCAGTAAAAGTTTCCTTAACAATACCAACGCCTGTTAAAGCGGTCCTAGAGGCCCACTCAGGCAAACCAGTAGCTAGGTCTACCACAGAGGCTACAGTGCCCGCTACAGCGCTTATAGGGTGCTTCTTAAGCCTATCCCAGCTGTAATGTCCTTGAGCATCAGCAATACCTTCATCACGCCACTCTTTCGGAGTGACTGGATCACCAGCAAGCTTACCAAAGAAGGTACGTTCTTGACCATATGGTTGAACGACTTTCTTATCCAGCATGTCTTGACCAACATTCATACCATCAACACTTATCGAAGCCACAAAGCGTCCATATGGGTCACCTTTTAAGCCTGACAACGAGATCTTCTTACCACTAATGCGGTCTGACAACTGTTTAGTTGCTTCATCTGCACCAAATTGCGCACCACGTTTATCATGTGATATTTCAGGTGCATCAATTTCAGCCACACGAATAGCTTTAGTACGTCCAGAAGGTAAGCGAACTTTAACTGTATCACCATCAAGCACTTCTAATACCTCAGCTTGCATACCACCAGTAGGTGCCTTAGCTGGTCCACTAAATGTAGACCTAGATTCAGTAGGTGTGTCTGTAGAAGGTCCTGTAAAAGTACTAGGTGATGCTGTACTACCTTGTGTAGGTCCTTCAAACGTTGCCATGTGACTTCCTTTTATAGTTCAGATTCTAGTACTTCTTTACCAGTTTTTGGATCAACAAACTTAAGCTGTGTGCCAGACATACCAGAAAGGACTAAACCTTGTTTCTGTGCCTTAGCAATTGCAGCTTCAGTCTTTTCTTTCCCTTTAGCAGCAATAGCCTTTTGTTTAGCTTGTTTTGCTTTACGATCTTGCCTGATATTATAATCGTTACGAATTGCATTACGTTCTTGAACACCAGTAGCTTTAGATAAATCTTCAGCCAACTGCTCTTCATCCGTTAATTCTTTTTTAGCTTCTGGTTTAGGTTGTTCTTTAGGTTCAGCTTTTGCAGGGCCCTTAGCACCACCTAAAATCTTATCAGCGGCACCCTTACCATAGTAACTATCAAATTCTTCTTTTTGACCCTTAGTTAATTTACCCTCTTTATTAAGAGATATTAACTTGTCTTGATCAGCAGATGTAACAGATGGAACACTAGCTTTGCTAGGCTCTTCTTTAGATTTCTCTTTAGGTTGAGCAGCAGCTACAGCCTCTTCATGGTCAATCTCAGCATCAGCAATAAGTTTAGCCTTAGCTTTTTCATCAAACTTCTTAGGATCAAGTTTACGGATACGAGCTTTTTCAGCACGCAATTCATCGTCTGCTTTTTCAATACGTGTTTGAATATGTTTAACTTCAGCTTTTGCATCTTTACTGCTACCACCCGTAGCTCGAATAGCTTCATTACGTTCTTGAACAATATGATGGCGTTTTTCTTCTTTAAATTTATCTTGCTCAAGGGCGTCATGTGCAATCTTAGATTGTACTTCTAACTGTTCTTTGTAACCTAATGTTTTCTTACCAGCTTCTTCAATAAAAGCGGGTACTTGTTCATCAGTAAGTTTGTTAATAGCACCAGAGTATTCAAGCTTCTCAGCTTCAGAAAGCCTACCATTAGCAGCAGCTTTATTAACACGACCAAGAAGATCTTCTTTAGTCTTGCTACCTTGCAAGTCTTGGTACAAAGCCTCTACTTCACCTTGATGAACTTTAAGTTCACTGATGTGTTGCTTAAGTGCTTCACCTTTAAACTCATTAGCTTGCTTAAGAAACTTATCTGCTACACGAGTGTTACCAGATTGCATAGCCATTTGGCCTGCCTTCTGATAGGTAGTGAATAGATCAGCACCTGGACCTGATTCAGCTTGAGCCTGTTTAAGATCACGATCGGCAACAATAGTATCGCCTATAGCTTGACCACTTTCAAATCCACCTGCAAAGGCTTGCGCTAAGTTTGCCATATATTATCCTTCACTTGTTTCATCATTAAACACTTCAACTGGTTTTGAGTCAGCTACGTATTCTGGTTTATTCTTATCGGTACTAGAACCCTCTAGTGCTTGCCTCTCAGCATCTTGAGAGACAGCAGCTTGGTTGCCAATACCAGTCAATGGAGGCTCACCAGTTATATATTTCTGTAATTCTTGTATCTTTTGATTACGGGCTTGAAAGTAATTAAGAGGTGAACTAGAGGAACCAGAACCACCTGTACTTGAACTGCCTGTTGAACCACTAGAAGAGTTACCAAACAATTTCATTAACTGACTAATACCTTGCTGTCCTTGACTAGGGCCTATAGATCCAGTATCGTATGCACCATACGCTGAGCTACCCAATTGACCTTTACCAGCACCAGACATTAGACTACCCATAATACCTTGACCAGTTCTGGCTTGTGAGTTACCACCAAAGTAATCAATACCCTCTTGAGTAGCACCACCAGCGGCAGCAGCCCCTGCGGGACCACCATAAGCACCACCAATCGCACCAGCAATATAAGGTAACATTGGAACTACACCAGTAGTCATAAAGTTCTGCATACTGTGCCACGGGTCGTGCGCTAGCCCTTCAAACGATGCTCCAGGGTTGTTCCAGAAACTCATTATTCAATACCTGATAAGCCTACACCACCACCAGCACCACCAGTAGGGTCATAACTTGCATAAGGATTAGACCAGTTTGGAGTTTGTCCAATACCCATCATTCCAGTTCCGCCACTAAACAAACCAGCAGCACTAGCACCACCAAGAGCCATACCAACTAAGCCAAGCCCTGATTGTGCATTCTGATTCTGTGCATTGTAAGCAATTTGATTACTTTGATTTTGTGCTTGAGCACCACCAGCAGGAGTCTGTGAAGTAGCACCAGACAAAGAACCAAGGTTACCAAGCATCTGTTGATAGTAAGCACCAAATGTATTCTGTCCCATACTCTGAAGAGCATTAGCTTGAGCACCTGATTGGAGTGTTCCACTAGCTGCACCAGCAGCTTGCTGTGCATTCTGACCTTGTTGCAGCTGCTGTTGATAACCTGGGGAGCTCATAGCTGACGATGGATTATCCATAAAGCTTTTTAATTGATTAGCAGCCGCTGTACGACCACCAATAGCACCGTACGGATCTGTTTGACTTTGTGGTAATGGTGCTGGAGAAGCAGTACTAGAACTACCACCACCAAAGATTGATTGGACTACGCCACCCATATTAATTCCTTTTTATATATATTTACTGAAGAGTTTTTCTACAAACTGATATCCAAGGTATTCAAATAACTTTGAGTTATCTATATGTACCTTAGTAGTACCTAGCATTTTA